CAATTTACAGATGATCCCGTAAATAATGTCTATCACAAAAGAGACTATGAGGCATGGCTAAAAACAACAGGTCGTACTGATAGTAAGGAAAGCCAACTCCAGTTTTTCACGGACAATAAAAATTACAATAGGCCAGCCACATCTTCAAGAGATGGGTATGGGCATGATATAGGTTGGAGAGCTAGGTCTAACTTAAATGCAAATTTTGACAAAAATCCACACATTGAAGACCTTGTTGAGCGTTATACTGACATAATTCAAAATTACTATCTACACCCTGGAGCGCCTGCCTCACAAAAAAGGCTTG